TTTCTCTTTTACCTCTTCTTTCTGCTCTTCTTTTGGCTTTGAGCCTTGCTGCGACTCTGTCCCTTCTGAGCTGTTCGTAATAGTTTCTTTTTTCTCTTCTTTGTTCTGTTCTTGCTTCGGTTGGGTCTCTAAAGACTCCTCCTTCGGCTGCACCAAATCTGGCATAGTCGTCGTCAAGACTTGCGCATTCTCCGGTGCAGTTACATTGTCTATTGCTGGAGGTTGTACACTCGTGGAGATCTGGTTGACTGGGTCTGTTGAAGAACCATCCGAAGTTGCTTGAGGTATAGTCGTTGATAGCGGCGATACGGGGTCCGTTACGCTCATTGTGCAGTTTCTGTTTGTTTCTACCCAGTCTGTCCAAACTCCGTCTGAGTAAGGAGTTGAGCAGTTGAACTGTCTTACCTGAGTTATTGTTCCTTCGTAACCTGAATCGCATGCTATTTCCCTACTTTCTGCAGTATCAATACAAGTTGCTGGTGCTGGGCTACAATTTTCTGAAGTAGTGACCCAAGGACCGAATGTATTGGTTTGACAATAATAATCCCTAACTTGGTTAACCACACCAATAGTATTAGGCTCAGTACATGCAAGCGTTCTATACTCCACTGTGTCGCTACATGTAGGCACTGCTGTAAATGTTGAACAATAAGGGTCATTAGGTGCATGCCATACGCAGTAATGTTGTTCCAAAGCCACTTCCACGCTAATGTCATAGCAGACCATACTCGTTCCATCATACCAACCACTTTCGTTTTGATCGTAAGTACAATACCATGTATATCCATAATTACTCCACGTTATCAGGGTTATAAGGGTAAGTAGTAGCTTCTTCATCTTTCACCTGTGATTGTTTTACCTCATAGTCCTGACCATATAGTTTCTTAAATCGTGCTGGTTCTAATTCCCACCACGCCAATCTTGCTGCATCACCTACTGAACCGCCAACAGGGCAGGGGCTGCCCGACATTTCCATAGCATCCCAGACATCTGGGTTTTTACAGAGCAACGACACTGCTGCTACCTTGAGGCCCATGTCATGTAAAGCCTTCGCGTTTTTTAGTCTCACACAGTTATCGTCTGTCATAACAGTCCCCCCTGAAATCGCGAAGACTCCTGTATTAGCTCCACCACTAACAGGAACAGCACATACATCTTGTGAAAATGCAGACATGGACGGCGCCATGGCTGAGGGAACGGGTTGGCCTTTATACTCAATTACTGTTTTAGAATCAGCAAAAGCATACTCAGTTACAAGTATGAAAAAAGCAGCGCCTAAAGCGACGCTAAGATACCAAATAAAATCTTTCAACTAATTGCCCCAAAAGTATTGACTTATAGGCAATATTATACATTATTTTTTAAAATTCTACCCATCCAGTTATAATGTATTTGTCTCCGCCTATTGGTGGGTTTCCTCTGTGTGTATGTGTGTAAGCTGCAGGAAATATAATGCAGTCACCTTTTTGTGGCTTGTATCTATAGTGTTGATATAGAAACTCTGTTTCACCTGCTTCAAATTCATCATTAAGATATACAGTCCATGTCAGTAAACGATTAGAAGATTCTTTATGTGTAGCTTCAGCATGCCAAATGTGATAACCTTGACCAGGTTGAGTCTTTTGTATCTTCATTGTATAAGACTTATGCTCAGCAAATGTTTTTAATACATCAAATTGATCTGCATATTCTTTATAACAATGCCCCCAGAACACACGATTAAACTCATTCATCAGTTCTTTGTCTGTATGTTCAAGTGGAAAATTAGGTAAATATGTAGCTGTATCTTGCTTCTCTGTTTTAGGTGCGCCATCATGCTCTTGTCGATTTAATATCATACCACCTTGTTCAGCAGTATTATAAAATTCTATAACACGATTGCAAAACTCATCACTAAATGCTTTTTCATATACTTGTATAAATTGATCCATTGTTATCCTTATTTAAAATATGGTCCGACTAACCATGTTACACAACTGTATCTCACACCTTTGGTTACAGGTTCAACACCATGTACCATATAGCTAGGAAATACTAATACAGTTCCTTTTTTCTGAGGCGGGTAATATAAGTTACCATTTGCATTTAAAAAGAACTTACCCCCTTCAAAGTCATCATTCAAAAATGCTAATGCAGTTAGCTTTCTTGTTTCATTACTGTGTGCATGAAATGTATCTACATGAGGATTGTAGTGCCCATCAGGTTTGTAGATTAAAAACTCAGTTTGATTTGCATGAGTAATTGTATATTGCCACCAGTAATGATTAGCATTCAATCCTGTTGATGTTAGTGTGGCACCTATGCCTACATTTTGTGGAAGTAATACTCGCTCTGTATCACGAACACTTTTATCTATAGCTCCTGCCCCACTACCAATAACTGGAGGTTCTTTTTTAATATTATCTTGTGTATAAGTTTTAATTAAGTTTTCACAAAAAGAATCTGTCACATGATTTTCAAATACAGCACAGTCCGTTAAGTTCCTTGTGTGTTGAACTTGTCCTTGTTCATTGGTTGTTTTAGATAAACCTAATTGTTCTCTACCATCATACTTTTGGTCTGCATGAGGCCCATCTGCATCAACATAATGTAAAAATACTTGAGCTTGCCATTCACCTTCAAACTTTTCACGCCAATGTAATTTTTCTTGCCCGCGATATAAAACCGCATCACCAATATTCATCCACACGGCAGATATGTTTTTAGCTTTGACTCCTTTAAACTCACCATCGCCTTCTGAGTTATAAGGTTCTGCTTCACTGTCTTTGTCTGTTGGGTCAGCCATAAATATAGCCCATTGTTTACCAGACCAACCAAGTGTTATTGTAGCTGAGATTTCGCAAGCGGGACGATCAGAATGAATCTTAAGTTCTTCACCTGGTTCATAAAGTCTTGCATAAGAGTAGGTTGGGTAAAGACGTTTACCACAATGTTTTTCAAAGTGAGGAAGGAGGTCTTCTAAGAGTTTATCAAAAGTAACGGAGCCATGAATAGCATGAGACTTAGGACATTGAGGGTCTTTTGTTGTTTTACCCTGTGCCACTAAGTCTCTTAATATGCCTGTTAATTCTCGGCAGTTGTCTTCGTCTAGAAAACTTTTTAAGTGTACATAGCCATTTTGTTCAAATAGCTTCACCGTGTCTTGCATAGAAACCTTTCTATAAATTAAGTTTCTATTGTATATTTAGTTTTGGCTTAAATCAAGTTTTTAATATTCTACGATAATAACCCCAGGTTGTCCTACTACATTAACTGGAACTTCTTTACCCAGCTCTCCGCCAGCTCCATAGCCGCCACCAAATATTGATTGTCCTCCAACCATACCAGCTCTACCACTTGTAGCAATGAATCCTTGCCCGCCTCCTCCTGAAATATTGATACCCCCACCAGAGCCTGATCCCCCTGCAGGTAGTGCTTGACCAGTATTGCTGAGTGGAGCTTTTCCGCCCCCTCCTCCTGTTGCTGAACAATAAGCACCAAAAGATGATGTGCCGCCTGTTCCACCTTGATTAGCACCTGCTCCTCTAGTAACAGCTACATTGGTTGCAGTTGGAAAAGGTATGACTTCGATAGCTGCACCTCCTGCACCTCCAGAATAACAACCAGTTGGTTCACCGTAAGAGAATCCACCACCTCCGCCACCGACAACAGTTACTTTTACTTTGTTTACATTTCCTGGATTAGTCCATGTACCTGGTGAAGTAAATACTTGCATATTAGAAAAGCCGCCAGCAATGCCTGTTAAAGATGAGCCGTCACCTGAAAAGGCTGGAGCGGTAACTGTACCACCAGCAGAAAGAGTACCTGTCACGGCAATGTTAGTATCAAGCTTCGGTGAGCTTACTGAACCATCGGATAAATCTACACCATCAACCGAACCAGGTTGTACCTTATCTATACCGGTATCGCCATCAATATTAACTGCCATGTCTTACTCCTATTTGTTCTATTATAACGGTTGTTTAGACCAAGTTTCTGAGTCCCAGTCCCATACATATTGTTCTGTTGGGTTACCATCTGCATCAACTGCCAATTCACCTGCTGTAGACTGATCTACTCCTTCAGGTAATTTTTTGAACGCTGAAGCTGCTGGGTCCCACCAGTTTTTATCCATTGCAATTGTGTCATCACAATCTTTCCATTGTAGATTTGTATGTGTTTCAAAAGTATTAGCAGCATCTACTACCTCTAATACTCTGTATCCTGCATTATCTTTACCTCTCGGCTCGATAGTGCTTACTAATGCTTTTTTAGCCATTTTTTACTCCTAAGTTAAAAATTAATATTCTACGATTACTACGCCTGCGGCACCTGAGCCACCTGTACTTGTAAGAGCACTTCCACCTGAACCTCCGCCACCATAAGGAAGTCCATTATTGTTAGTACCAGGTGTAGTGCCACCACCTTGACTTAAAAGTGTTGATCCACCTCTGCCTTGTGAACTAGGAGTTGAAGGACCTCCAGGTGCTCCAGAAAAGTTTAAATTACCACCAGAACCAGATCCTCCTGCTTTTCCATAATCATCAGCAGGGACAGCTACACCGCCTGTAGCAGAGCAATAAGCTCCAAATGATGTTGTGCCACCTGCATTACCACTAGAACCAGAAGGAGCACCATTACAATTTCCTCCTCCGCCAATTGTTACAGGTACATTCGTTGCAGTTGGAAAAGGTATAATTTCAATAGCAGCTCCACCACCGCCACCACCTGCACGGTATTGACCTGCTCCTCCTGCTCCGCCACCAACGATAGTTACTTTAACCTTCTGCACATTGCCTGGATTGGTCCAAGTACCAGAAGATGTGAATACATCCATATTAGAAAAACCACCTGCAATACCTGTTAAAGATGAGCCGTCACCAGAGAATGATGATGCTGTAACTGTGCCTGATGGGGTTGATATGTTTCCTGTCGCTGTAATAGCTCCGCCTGCTGAGATGTCGTTTGTTACAGCTAAGTCGCCTGAGCCATCTTGAACAGCCAAAGTTCCACTTGATGCCGGTATCGTAATTGTATTCGTACCCGCAGTTGCTGGGACATTAAGGGTTATCTCACCACTTGTATCGCCTTTTATTGTTATTCCTGCC